TATATCTTTTTATAAATAATATATTTATACTCGCCATATAACCCGTCATAGTTTTAAATTAGTATGTATATATCTTTTTTATTATATATATTATATAAATATGTTGTGTATGTTGGGTTATGGTGGGTTTATAATAAGTTCATACTATAAAAAATATTTTTTGAAATAATTTTTCAGAAAATATTTTTATTAAAGTTTATAAAATAAAACTAGTCATATGTCATACTAGCAATATAATATATAAAAAAATATAAAAATAATATTCTATTTATATTATATATGTCAGTAAAAGATTATCTGTTTCCAGTTATCGCTAATAATGGCGATTTTTTAATAGAACAATTTAGTGGTGATAAAAATATTAGATGTAATAAATTATGGTGTAGTGAATTAAATATATCAAGTAATCCTCCATTAGCTTTATTAAGTGGAAGAATAAATAGAAATGTAAATGAGTTTGATATGGTAAATGCAAATCCGCCAGCAGGTGGTGATTTATATAATATAGCACATCGCGAAGAAGTAAATATAAATTATCTTATTACATTAGGAGCAAATCAGCAATTTGATAAATTTAAATGCTTAAGAAAAGGATATTATAAGGTTGATTGGACTTTTATGATAACTTCAGTAAATTCATCTAATTGTTATTTATTTGTATCAAAGAAATTGGGAAATAATCCTAGTGTTCAATTAGGGGAATTAGAAGTTTATTTAAATCAACAAACATTCCCAAATAATCCATATGAGAATTATGCATTTAGTTATATTATACAAGTTATAACGGATGAAGATTTAAATTGTTTATATGGAATGGCAATAAGAACAGGAGCAACCCCTTATAATATACAGGTGAGAACAAGTAATTTTAATGTATCGTATTTGGGAGATTTATTGCAACTATAGAAATATATTATTTAATACATAATGAAAATATTTTTTTATTATGTAATATATATAAACGAAATGTTTGATAAAATTCATAAGTTATTATTAGGAGGAGCGGAACACAATAATGAAAATGATGAATTATTAAATTCTTTAACTAAAGAACAACTAATAGAAAATATTAGAAATAAAGACGAAGAGATAAAACAATTAAAAAAGAAAGTATTAGAAAGAAGAGAAAAGAGAGAAGCGAATAAGAAAGATTTAGATGAATATACGACAAATAATATAAATAAATGGATGGATATATTTAGAGCAAGTGATATTCATCATAAAAATCCAGATATAAAAGAGTATGATGAGGACTTTTCAACATTTGATATATTAAAAGCAGGTAAAGACCCAAATTTTAAATTTAGACCATATCAACAAAAATTTATTGAAGATTGGAGCATATCAACAAATGAATTAGTTATATTATATTATGGTGTTGGAAGTGGTAAAACATTAATAGCAATTAATTGCGCCGAACAATTTATAAATCTAAATCCAGATGCTTATATTTATTTTTTGATGCCTGCAAGTTTGGTTATTAATACTATTATGAAGATGTATGAGGTAAATTTAGACCCTAGACGAAAAAACAAACAAGGGAAATATGTATATAAATTTATATCATATCAGCAAATGATGTTATCAAAATTAAACATAGAACCAGACAGTTTATTAATTATAGATGAAGCACATAATTTGAGAAATTTTGGAACAAAAGAAAATAAAAAAAAGATATCAGCCAGAAAATGGGAAAGTAGCGAGGAGTATTCATTAATGGGTAATAAAGTAGCAGAATTATTATTAAAAAATAAAAATACATTTTTAAGGACTATTATGATGACCGGAACATTATTTTGCAATACTAAATATGATTTAGAACCATTAATTGCAATTGGATATAAACGGGCACCCAAAACAGACAAAGATATAAATGAGCTTATTATGTTAGAAGATAATGGTTATGAACAAGAATTTGACAAATATTATGGAGGCTTAATATCTTTTTTTCGTTTAAGTGATGATGATAAAGATTTCCCTAAAAAAAAATATAATTTTGTTCCAATAGATGCAGAGATGGAGATGTTAGATGCAAAGAAAGACCCTTATTATATTAGTGGTAGAAATGATGGTATGGATGAAAAAGTTAGTTGGATTGAAAAATTTATAAAAAAACATAAAAATGAAAAGACACTTATATATGCTGAGTTTATGAGTAGGGCGATATATCAATTAATGAAAAGGTTAGGAGATGCAGGTTTTAATGTTGTAGAAATAACAGGAAGCGAAACTATCACAGAAAAACAAGCAGGTATTAGGTTATATAATACAGATAAAATAAAGTTATTAGTATTTAGTAAAGCAATTAAAGAAGGTATTAGTTTTAAAGAAACAAACAATTTTATATTCGTTCAGCCATATTGGAATTATGCAATTACAGAACAAATTATAGCTAGAGCAGTTAGATTAGATAGTCATAAGAAAAAGCAACAATCAACAGTAAATATATATTGTTTGATTGGTGTAAATGATAATGATTTAGAAAGTGTATATACTAAAAAACAATTAAAACAATTGCAAGGAGGAGCACAGATAGATACAACTATATTGAATTGTCCTGATAATTTACAAAGTATGCAATCAGCATATATACAAAGATATAAATATCAAATTACACAAAAGGAACAATCTGACAAAAACGAAATAAATAAAAATATAAAAAGATGGATTGAAACAGCAAACGATATAATGAATAAAAATATAAAAAACTTACAATATCCAGAAGTAGAAGAAATTGTAAATATAAGAGTATATAATAAACAAAAAGTATTAACTAAAAACTATTTTGATTTAACTAAAGTTGTTAAAAAAAGGTTTTCTAATTTTAGCAGAGATACTTATATATGGGATATGATGTTTAATAAACAAGAAGCAATAAACCAATTTGAAAAAAGATTATTGCAACCTGATTTACTGTTTGAAAAATATATAAGTAATGAGAACAACGAATTTATACAAGAATATAATTTAGAATTAGAAAAGTTATTAAGTAGTGGTAAAAAAATGAGTTATAAAGACGAAGTTATACTGAAACGAAAAATGTATAAAGAAGCATATGCAAAAAGAATAGACCAAACTAATGCAATATTAAAAAGATTTGCTAACGACGAAAATTATAGAGTAAATAGAAATCCAGATTTACAAAAACAAATACTTACAGGAAATGAATTAGCATTAGATAATATGGAACCAATGAGAAAACTATTTAATGATAAAGCATCACTAACCGAAATATTTGATTTTTTTAATATAGATAAACAACAGATAACAGATTATCAAGCAAACTTTACAGCTAAACCAAGTATAAATGCAATGATAGAATTATCCAAAATAGAAGATGATTTACGACAAAATATAAAAGTATTAGAACCAACAAGCGGAATTGGTGGGATTATAACAGAACTAATTAAAATAAAAAATAGAGATAATCTTATGATAGATAGCAACGAAATACATCAAGTATTCTATACATTTCAAACATTATTATTTAATAATATAGATAACATATTTATATACAATACTGATTTTACAGTGTTTCAATCAAGATATAAATATAATTATGTGTTTGGTAATCCTCCATTTAATTTAAGAAGCAGAAAAGCAAAAATAACAAAAGGAACACAAGAAAGAAAAAAAGATGAAGATGGTAATGTATTAGATGTAATAACAACTAATGATATTGTTGAGTATGTAGATGCAACATATTACGATGTTAATTTCGTCCAGATAGCATACAATATGTTAGAAAATCCAAGCGATAGAGAAAAATCAGATGGCGGGGTTTTATGTATGGTTATTTCTAAAAGATATTTAACAGATAAGCATATACCTGCATTTAGTAGATTTAAAGAATTTTGTGAAAATTCAAATAGAATACTTCCAGATAGTTATAAGTATATTGACACACCCGAATTTAACTATTTTAAAGATGAAAATAAACAGCAAGGAATTTCAGAAATGACAACTAAATTTCCTATGGTATGTATATATTTACAAAAACTATATAATATAGATATGGATTTAGATAAACCAAGTAGCGACGAAAGCAAAAATAACGCAAAATCAACACTTGAAAAAGAAATAGATAAATATAACAAAAAAATAGAAAAAATAAAAAGTAAAAGTGATACTACAAAGAAACGAAAAGAATATATAGATATTAATAAAACAGACCCTGACGAAGATATAACAAATATAAAAGATAAAATAGAAAATCTTTTATTACAAATAGAAGAACTTAAAAAGGAACAACTTCCGCAAGATATTTTAGAAAATAAATTAAAAGATGTAGTGCTACCGTCTAAAACTAAAAAAAATAAGATTGTATCTATTCCATTTAGATTAGATGAAAAACTAACAAAAGAATACAAAGATGCATTAAAGAAACCAAAACAACCAAGACAGAGACAATCACGAAAGAAACCAACTAAAAAAGAATTACAAAATATTAAAATGATGTCTCCAGAAGAAATGAAAAGTATTGGTTTAGGTAAATTAAAAATATTTAAATCAGTTGATGATTTAGGTAATTTTCTATTTGAAAACAGAATAAAAACACAACTGCAATATATGGATAAACAAAAAGAATTAAATCTTCCACCATACGAAAAATTACAAAAGAAATTTAAAAATATGAAAAGTTTTGATGAACTATATAGTGATGCAAACAAACGAAAATTAAATAAAGATGAACTAAAAAGAATACCTGTAAAGAAAGCAATAAGAAAAGTTAAAGAAGTAAAACCAATAGAAGATGATGAAATAAAAAGAATTATACATACTATATTAAATGATAAACCAACAAAGCAACAATTAAAGACATATATTAAATGGAATAATATAAAGAATGTTAGCAAAATGTCATTTGATGAATTACATAAACATATTATTAAACATATAAATGATAATAATAAAATAGTAAGTGTTATCGCAGAAAAAGAAAAAATAAAAAAAGAAGCCACAAATAAGAGAGAACAAATGGCAAAAAGAAGTAAAGATATTGCTGAATTAAAAAAGACAGTTAAATTAGCAGAAAAAGGAGAACCAGTAAAAGAACCAAGAAAGAAAAAGGAACCAGTAAAGAAAGAACCTACAAAAAGGAATACAGCAAAAAAAGAAATGATAAATAAAACAGAAATGTTAAATCCATCTATGGAAGATAAAGATATTATGGATATGTATAATATAAAAGAATTAGAACCAGAACCGAAACCAGAACCGAAACCAGAACCGAAACCAGAACTAAATGATGAAAATTATGAAAAGTTATTGAAATATGGATACGCATTAGAAAATTACACGAATTGGAACGATAAAGGAGAAACTAAACCATATATAATAGAAACATTGCTTAAACAATTTCCATATTATAAAATTACACGAGACGAATTAATAGATATGGCATCAAAATATGGAATTGAATACAAACAAGACAAAAAGACACACGGTAAAAATAAAAAAATAACCGAAGACAAAGGAGATATGGAATTTATGGATAAACTAAGAGACTTTTATATAAAAGACCAAGAAAGCAAAAAACAATTTAAGAGCAAGGAAGAGTTTATGGATTATATTAAAGAAAATAAAATAAGGACAGCGAGGAAATGGCATTTGCATAATCTTCCAGATATTTCGTATTTATCTAAAAAACTTGGTTTGCATAAAAAAACACTTGGGGATTTATTTGAAAGCACGAAAGGTGGAAAAAAACGCACTAAAAAGAGATAAGCAAAAAAAATATAAAAAATAAAATTTTAAAACCTATAAGAAATTAAAAAAAATAAAAAAAGATTTAAAAAATTATTTTCTATTATTATAGTATAATAACAGAAAATGAAACTTCAAATTGAAATAACTCGTTCCAAATTTGACAATATGCAAACAGAGGAATACATACCACTAAGTATATTAAATAAATTACTTAATAGTGAGAATATACAAAAAAAGAGCGATGAATGGAATGAAGAAGCACAATTACAAGGTATTAAAAAGAAGATTAAGAATAATAGATTAATAGTAAAATATGAAACTAGTAAATTAGGTGTTGGACGAGTATCCCCAGTAAAAGCATATGGATATTGTTTAATGCGTCGTCAATTACGCCATACATTAGCAAAAGATTACTATATAGATATTGATGTTGTAAATTGTCATCCAACATTATTATATCAATTATGCGAAAGTAATAATATTGAATGTAATATGTTAAAATATTATGTATCTAATAGAGAAGATTTTATTCAACAAGTTATAACAGAAAACGACAATGTAAGACTTACAAAAGATGATATTAAAAACGAAGTAATAAAGATATTATATGGAAATACAAAGATAACTTTAAAAAGTAATCTATTAAAAGAATTAACGCGAGATGTTCTTTATATTACTAATTTGTTAATAGAAGCAAATAAAGATTTATACAATCTTATTGAGAAATACAAAAAAAGCAAAAATAAACATCTTAATAATTTAGATGGTTCATTAGTTTCTGTTGTATTACAATATCACGAAAATAGATGTTTAGAAGTTATGCATACTTTTTTAACAAATAAGAAAGTAATAGAAAAGAATAACTGCGTTTTATGTTTTGATGGTATAATGGTTCCGCGTAATAAACAATATAATGGTATGATTGATGAAACTGAAAAAGAAATATATGATAAGACACAATTTAATATTAAATTAAAAATCAAATCAATGGATGAAGGATATGATAATCTACCAGAAACTGCTGACGACTACGAAACTATTAAGCAAAAATTTGAAGAAACGCATTTTAAATTAATAAATCCAATGGGATATTGTAGAATAGATGAAGATAAAAATATGACACATTATGAACGAAAAAAATTTGTTGATTTATATGAGAACAAATTAATAATGGATTATGAAAAAAATAAAAAGGTATCATTCACTGATAAATGGATGAAAGACGAGAACATATTAACAATTGATAAAGTTGATTTTAAACCGTGTTTAGAAACACCATCAAATGTATATAATCTGTTTAATGGTTTTGCTATTAATCGAAAAAATGAAGATAAAGATGAAGAAAATGAAAAAAGTTTAACACTATCATTTGACGACGATGAAAATGATGAACAACCTAATGTATCTATAGATTACGAAGCTGAATTTAAAAAATCACTTATATATAAACACATATATAATATTTGTGGTAAAGATTATAAAACAGTTGATTATGTATTAATGTGGTTAAGTCGTAAAGTAAAAAATCCAACTCAATTGACAAATACAAGTTTAATTTTTAAAAGCGAAGAAGGAGCAGGTAAAGATACTTTTTTTGATTGGTTTGGTAGAAAAATACTTGGCGACGAGTATTATATAAATACTTCCCAAGTTGATAAATTATTAGGACATTTTAATAAACTATTAACTAGAAAGATATTAATCGTTGTGAATGAAAGCAGTTCTGAAAAGAATAAGGAACTTACCGAAGATATTAAAAACAATATCACTAACCCAGTCAATTATATTGAACCTAAGGGTAAAGATGCCATTATGGAAACTAATTGTTGTGGTTATATATGGCTAACTAATAACGATTATAGTATGAAGATATCACCAACAGATAGAAGATTTATAGCAATTAAATGCAATGATGATATATGCAACAAAGAAGAATATTTTAATCCATTACGTGAAGAATTTAATAGTGGCGAATATGATTGGATATTTTATAAATATCTATTACAGATAGATAGTGATAATTATAATTTTGTAAAGAACAGACCTATGACAGAATTATATAATGATATGCGAGAAATAAATAAACCAATTATGACATTGTTTTTAGAATATCTTATATCAATATATCATATTGGTAATAAAGAAACACCAATTGAAAATATTGGAGCAAATAGCTTATATGAAAGATATAAAGAATATATGAAAGACCATAACTTTAAATTTGAATTAAATAGTACAGCGTTTGGATTAAAGATAAAAGCGTATCCTGAAATATCTAAAAAGAAAACAATGAAAGGAGCAGTATATACTATTGACTATCCTAACTTAGAAAAATCGTTTATAGAAAAGGGATTTATTAAATATGATTAATATAATTATGCAATAATTATATTAAATATTAACTAATATATAGATTAATACACAGATTAACTTAATTAAAAATTTTTAATTAAGTTAATCTACATATTAATATTAGTATTACATTATAAATATATATCTTTACTCTTATTATTCCAGTATTTTTTTGCATTTGTTTCAAGTTTCTTTAATCGTTTATAATAATCAGGTATCTCTTCTAAATGTGCGATTACTATTTTACTTGTTATATCATAATCTCCGTGTGTTATGTTCCTATGTTCCATCTCAGCATTAAATCCAAAATTAAAATACTTCTTGCTTACGACCTTTGGATTTAATTTAAGTTGTTTATATATTTTATTTGTTGTTCTCATATCAATCATTATTATATATTATAATAATATATAATAATTTATAAAATTAATATTAATATTAATATTATTTTTTATATATAATAATATTATAAATATGGATACTTCTGAGATTAAAGAAATTATTAAAACCAACCGCCCTAAACTATCAGTTAAATCAATTAATACATATACTTCAATATTAAAAAGTATATATAAACATCATAAGGATGCAGATGATAAACTAAATACAGATTTCTTTAACAATCAAGATAATATAATCAAAAAATTAAAAGATATTAAACCATCTATACGGAAGACTTTATATAGTGCTCTTATAGCCATTACAACAGATAAACATAATGATAAATATAAAGCAGAAATGTTAAAGGATGCTGAATATCATAAATCAGATAATCTTAAACAAAACAAAACTGAAAAACAAGAAAAGAACTGGATTACACAAGATGAAATTAAAGAAAAATTCGGTAGTATGCTTAAAGATACTAAAACATTATGGAATAAAGATAACTTAGATAAAAACGAATTAAAAAAATTACAAGATGTTATTATAGTTGCTATTACATCTGGTTTATTTATTCCTCCGCGTAGGTCGTTAGATTGGACCGAATTTACCACAAAAAATATAGATGAAAAAAATGATAACTTTTTAAAAAAGAATAAGATTTATTTCAATGTATATAAAGGTTCAGATAAAAAAGGATTGCAGGTAATAGAATGTCCTAAACCATTATTAACATTATTAAGAAAATGGATAAAGGTAAATCCTCATTCATATTTAATATTTGATAGCAATGGTAATAATATGGATAGTATAAAGCTTAATCAACATTTAGAAAGAATATGGGGCAAGCAAGCAGGTATAAATATATTTAGACACTCATATATTAGTGAAAAATATCCAATATTTAATGTGGAAGCTCTTAAAAAAGATGCCGAAAATATGGGGTCGTCGTCTAATATGATGCTTGAAACATATATTAAAAAAAATTAAAAAAATAATAATATAATATTATATAATGGCGTCAATATGTGATAAAGTAAAACAATTTTTTAGAGATATCAATATAAAAAAAAGTTGTGTATCGTCGTGTTGTAATACTGAAATAATAGTAGAAGAACATAAACATCATAAACATCATAAAAACAAACATCATAGCAAAGATATTAAAACTAGCAATATAGTTTTAGATAATTTAAACGCAGAAAAGAAAAATAATATATAGTAATTTAAAACTTTTTTTTCTATTTATATATTATAAAACAAAAAAATGGCAAGCTTTAATAAAGATTACGAAACAGGAATAAAGAACGAAAAAGATATATATGAAACAATATGTAAAAAATTTAATGATAATATAAAACCATCAGAAGATAAATTTTGCAAATATGACTATAAAGGAGACACTTATTTATATGAATTAAAAACTAGAAACAATTCATATTCTAAATATCCAACAACATTGATACCACATAATAAAATTATAAAAGGTAATAAGCAAATATTTTTATTTTCTTTTACTGATGGACTATATTATATAAAGAAGAATATGAAGCTATTTAATACTTTTGATTTATTGGATTTTTGCAGAAATAAACGCATTGATTACAATGATAAGACACAGCTATATTATTATATTCCTATTGATAAATTAAAAAAAATATAAAAAGATATAAAAAATTATTTTCTATTACTATATTATAATAATAGAAAATTATGAGTAAAAAAGTGTTCGACAATAAACAATATCAAAAAGACTACTACAAAAACAATAAGGATAATATACTTAAAAAACTGAATACTAAATATACTTGTGAATTATGCGGAGGGAAGTATTCATATACTGGTAAAAATAGGCATTTATCAACAGTTAAACATATTAAATATATTCAATATACAAGTGCTCCAATTGAAACAAAAGACAATACATTTAATGATACATTGCATAATTCATTAATTGATTTTTTGAATTATAAATTTGGTGATGATTTTAAACAAAAATTTAAAGAGTTTAATAATAATACAATAAACCAAGACATTAATGTTAATTAGATGAACTATAACATTATATTAATCTTTTTTTTCCCTTTTTAATTCTTTCCATATCAGCATTAAATTCGTTAGCCATATCTTCTAGCGATTTTTCTTTTTTTTCTTGTTTTACATCTGGATTTTTAAAATGCGCCCAAGCATCTTTTAAAGATACATTTTTTTCATATTTATATTTCATTACTTCCTTAGGGTCTATTTTAGGTTTCTTTTTTTCTTTTTGGTCGCTTAAAGACATTGGAACATCATTTCTCTTAATACGAAATTTTCGTAATTTCGGTATTATGAGTGGTTCTGGTGCGATTTCTTCAATCCCTTTTTCTTTTCTATATAAGGGTGTCAGTTGTGCTTTTTTCATTTTAGTTAATCCTTTAACTCCTTTACTTTTTAAAAAACTTTTCATTTCTTTAACTGATGCATATACTTCTTTATGTTTTGTTTTTCTATCGGCCGGATTATCAATATCTTTTAATCGTTTATATGCTTCTATTAGTTGCGGTCGTGTCATTTTGCTATATCCTTTGACTTCCCACATTCCTAATTTGGATTTCATAAGTGCATTTGTTATTCTGTGTTTTTTTCCTTTATCATCAGTTGTAAAAAAATCCATAGTGCGCTTAATACCTCCTTCCATTTCGTCGCTTTCGCTTTCGCTTTCCTCTTTACCTCCTCCTTTATCAATAAAGTTAATGCTTTGGTATGCTCCTTTACCAAGCCATTCTTGTTGATAACCTCTATTATAAAAAGTATTAAAACCAGTTGGTCGCTCTTGATAATAAGTTGCTGGATATGACATAAAATATATATATTATAAATATATAAAAAATTTTATATATTAATATTTTTTTATATAATTAATACAGGAATTTTGTTTTTGTCAATAAATTCAAGTGTTTTTTTATTAACAATATCACGAATATAATCAGCTACTCTTTCAACTATTGCATTTATATCGCTCCATTTATGACAATCAATAATTTTTTTAATATCACTAAATACAGCATCCCCTATATCAACTTCGTATATATTTTGTAATCTTCCTAATATATTATTTATATGAATATGTATTAAGTTTTTATTTTGCATCAAGCTATATCCATATTCAGACAAATCAGTTAATATAGATAAATCAGTCGCACAACTATTTAATAGATTTATATTTCCTTGCAGGTATTCAGATACAACCTTTAAAAATTTCCAATCTTTTTTTTGTCTCATATAAGAGTAATATCTTTTTAAATATTTCATTATGTTCTGTGGTTTTAACATCAAATATTGTAATCCATTTAATGCTATTGCGTATTGTGTTTCATTTGCTGGTGTATCATTTTCATATAATACATTCGTAATTTCTACAAATTTCCCTTTAGTATCACTAAAAAAATACATATCTATTTTATTTAAATCACTATTATATACTGCTTTATCTAACGATATAACATTTAAATTATTGGATTTATATCCATTATATATTTCTTGGGGCGTCCATCTTATTGTTTCTGCTTTATGTAAGTCGCTATATAGTTTTAGCCATTTGTTTATATAATCGCTATCTTTTTCGTCTGGTATATCGAAACCTAAATCCTTGTATTTATTATTAAATAATATAAATATATCTTTATTAAAATTATGTATCTCACCATCTTTTATAAATCCAATATTATCGTGTAATTGCTGTAATTCTTTTTTTCGTCCTGCTTTAATATCTCCTAATATGTATATACTTCTATATGATGAATTATTCAATATTTTTCCTATAATTTTTTTCATTATGTTTGGTATTTCTTCTATACTGTCGCATTTTTCTCTAAGGTCTATATCACCAGCTAATGGCAGATTAGAAAATATAAATGAACCAAATGGAGATACTTGTGATTTTTTATAACTAATTAAATTAATAGCATTAATCATATCATCTGTATATTGTATATCATATTCTTTGTGTTTCTTTAATTGTTTGATATCTTCTTTTGATACTTTTATATTATTCATATATATATAATAAATATATAAAAAAAATATAATATATAATATATTTTTTTCTATTATAATAATATATAATATGTGTGATTTAATAGAAAAGCTATTTTTGGATATAAAACCAGAAAAAATTAATATTACGCTTGACGAAAAAGAAGTTATGAGCCATTATGATAAAGATAAGGATGAATTACTTATTATGATTGGTAAATTAAAAGCAGAAAATTATTCATTACATCAAAGACTTATTGGATTGGATATGTTCCTTAAACAGGTATGTGGTGAATTTGTTAATGAAATGTTAGAAAAGAAAGATACAGAAGATAAAGAACAAAAAGAAATAAACAAGATTAATGACGAGTTAGTAAATGATGGCATAGATTATTTTAGTAATAATTCTGAACCAAAAGAATAATTTTAAACGCGCAAAAAATTTTAAAAAGATATAGTAATTTTTAAATTTAATTTAAATTTAAAAAATATTAAAAAAATTATTTTCTATTACTATAGTATAATAACAGAAAATGATGAATGATGAAGTTTTTATTACTGATGGTATTCGCTTTATTAAATCGCCAGTTAAGACAAAGAAATATAGAGCATTGTTGAAAGATGGATATGTTGATTTTGGAGCAATAAAGAATGGCGTTCCTATGGCACAATATCACGACCGCATATCTAAAACATATAGCGATTACGACCATTTAGATGAAGAAAGACGCGCAAGGTACTATTATAGGTTTAATAAAGATTATGGCAAATATAGCGCTGATTGGTTTAGTAAAAAATTTTTATGGTAATTTAATTTTAATATAATATATATTATTTTCTTTGATAATAATATATTATGGGTGATATTATAGACAATAAACGAAGTTATAAAATTAAAAAGTGCGAAGACTGTGGCGGATTAGAATTTAAAATAAATTACTATTATACGCATCTACATAGTAAAAAACATATTAGAAATAAAAATAAAAAAGAACAACCTAATATATTATTAATTGAAGGTAATAAGGATAACAATAAACATATTATGGAAAATATAGATAACATTGTTGAAGTTTGCAATCATTTAAAAGATTATATAAATAAATTAATATAAATATAATATTTATTATATATTTATATAATATAAATGTATAATAGTGCGAGTTATCAGTTATTATCTCAACCGGTTGGGCGATTTAGTAATACTGGACTATCAAATATTAGAGAAACAACAACATACCCTTTATATCAAAAACAGGAGGAAATGGGTGGTAAAAGAAGAAAAAAAAAAGCAAAACAACCAACAACGAATAATGTTGAAGGCGTTATAAAAAAACCAACAACTGACGAAATTGTAAAAAAATATATGGCTGATGTTTTGGAAAAAAAGAAATTAGCATTACAATATCCAACATTATATAAAAATCCTCTTAAAAAAATTGAAGACGAAACAATAGGAACTTTAAAATCAGGATTTGGAAAAAGGGGACGCCCTAAAAAAATAAAAGCAGATGCTCCTATTTTGGATATAGTAAATCTATACGAAAAAGATATTGGTAAAATTGATGATAAACCAAACAAACCAAATGCTTCACATAAAAAACAAATGAAAAAATTGGCATCTGATATGTTAAAACATCATCAAAAATTCAGTAAAATAATGGATAAATATAAACCAACACTAGAAGGAAGTGGATTTTGGCAGGATGCTTTGGGTTGGTTAGAAACAACAGGGGCTGATTTAGTAAGCAATCTTCCAGTTGTTGGGGCACCTATTGCGGGATTATGGCGACACGCTAATGATATTGCAGAAGCACTAAGTCCTAGTTATCATAGAGCAGGAACTCCTTCAAATACGCCAGTTGTTCCTTGGGCTGTTATCCCAGAAAGAAAAACAGGTGAAGATGCAAAAATTATAGCTCCAACAGTTCCAATTAGTGGAAGCGTTTTAGGACAAAAAGGAAGTGGTGGGCGATTAAGAAAAAGAACATATTAATATAAAAAACATATATATAATATTGTATTTTTTATTATATCTATATATATATTATCTAATATAATATATATATATAAAATGAATGATGAAAAAAATTTTACTTTTAGTTTTGAATGCGGAAAAAGATTAGCAATAATAAAAGGTAATTCGTCAAACAATGGAAAAATACTATACTTATATGATAAAACAAAAAAGTGTTGTAGTGATTGTTTAGGCGAAAAATGTAAAAAGAAATGTTGCGATAATTGTAGTCGTAATTATCATAAAGATGACAACGAAAAAAAAAAGAATATAACACATATAAAATTAGAAGATAATGAATATTTTGAAGAACTACCAACTAATGACCCTAACCAAGTTAGTATTATTATGATAAGCGCAAAACAAGGGGCAGGAAAGAGTTATTACTTAAAACAATTCATAAAAAATTACAAAAAGATTTACAAAAATAATAAAGTGTATTTGATGAGTGAAAGCAAAAGCGATAAAGCATTAGATGATATTGTTAAAAGAATACCGTTAGACCAATTCGTAGAAGCAGATATTAAATGGGATGATATTCCAGATTGTAGTCTATTAGCGTTTGACGATATAGACTGTTTAGAAAGCACACGCGAAAATGGATTTTTAAAGAAAAAATTATATCATTTAATGAATAGTAGTATTCAAAATGCAAGAAAGAAACATATAACTGTGGTTCAAACATTACACTGTCCGACTGATGGAGCAACTAGCAAAATTATATTACAAAGTTGCAGTAGTTTTGTATTTTTCTTAAATAGCATATCATACCAACATAAAAGAGCATTTAAAGAATATTTGGGATTAGATAAAGATGATGTTAAAAAAATATTAAATATGAAAGGTAGATATGTATGTATATTTAACTCATCCCCTATGGTTATTATGGGGGAACGAGAAATTTATATATTACATAATAATTAATTTATACATATATAATATAAATTATGAATATAGCATTAAGTGGTAATGAAATTATGGATGCATTAGATGGACGCGTTAAATTGCTAAGTTATGATGAATTACAAAAATATAATAGTATAGATGAAGCAATGTATCCGTATAATAAAATGGCATTATTGTATTTTTGGGAATTTAAAAATAATGTAAAAAAGGGTCATTGGGTAGGAGTTAAAAAAAATAAACTAACAAACACAATATATGTAATGGATAGTTATGGTAGGTTTATAGATGATAATTTAAAAGAGATAGATGATTACACACGAAAAAAATTTAATGAATATCATAAACAACTTACATACCTATTATATATATCACATTATAAAGTTGAATATAACGAAAATAAAATACAACAAGATAGCAGTGCTGTATGTGGTAGATATGTATTATATTTTTTATTACGAGATGATTTAGATATAGATAAATTCCAGAAACTATTTGGTAAAAATTATAAAAAGAATGATAAACTAATTATTGAATTAACCAATAAATATATATAATTATAATATAATATAAATTATTATATTATGTTATAATATATATAATGAATTCTCATCAAAAAAGTCCTTTGTATTTTAACTTATCAAAGGTTATCAACTATTCACAAAATAATAATATCAGTGCTGATATAAACACAAGTCCTTCTTTAATTGAAATATTCAATCCGGCTCCATTTTTAAATAAAAGCAATGATTATTTTATAGGTGTGATGCGTGCAAAAATACCAACTAGCGGGATACCTCGTTTGATTGTCCCCGTTTTACTTGGTTCTGTAAATGGTGGTGCTATCAATACTGACCCTGATTTACTGCTATATAAAATATCATTAAGTTATAGAAATGCTAATGGACTTATCATAACTCAAGATTGCTCCAGTAATATACATTTTATTAGTGAAATACGCGGTGTTAAACCCCGTATGGATGGCGAACAGCAAGATTTCATAACAAATAAATATTATTATTTTGTTTATGATGTAAATACTCTTTTATTAAGCGTTAATCAAACAATATTATTGATATGGAATAAATTTGTGGAATTATGCAGTAATGCTGGTGTTAATATATCTGATTGCATACCTCCATATTATTCGTTTAATCAATCAACACTTAAATTTATATTTAACGCAGATGTCAGATTTTTTAATCAGGACGATGATATAGTATTTGACCCTATATTAGACAAATGGGTTCCGCGACCAATTGCAAGATGTGAATTTTACACGGACGGATTATTACAAGATTTATTCCAAACTCCATCTATATATTATTTAGAAAGTGCGAGACAAGGATATAATAATAATGTATTTTTAAATGCTGTTTCTGTTCGTGATGGTGCATCATATGTAAATGGTAATATTATTTCTATGTCTGCTTGGAAATCATCACTGAATATGTGGAATGCTTTTTCTAAAATAGTTTTTCAAGTCCAATATGGTATATCAACAAAATTAGAATATGAAAATCAACAGCAATTAAACACACAAGAAAATTCTCTTTCGTCATTAAGCTCATATAGTCCAGATTATGCAAGACCATTGCGACATACATTAACTGATATACAGGTTCCTATTGACGATTTCGCTCAGAATGATAACTTCGTTCAATTTATTGCGTCTTCTATAGCACAAGTTAGATTAATAGATATCACAACCGAACAAGATTTAAAGGATTTTAGTTTAAAAGTATCTTGGGTTAGCAATTGGGGGCGATTATATGAATTAGTTATTCCAACCGCTCATAGTTTGGATATAAAATTAGCTTTTTTTCCTAAAAC